CAGTATTCAAGCCGCTGATGCGGCCGGAAAAGGAGAAATGAGCATGTTTGTCGGAGAAACGTATAGCTGAGTGCCGACGAGCTGGGAGGGGGCGAACGGGATCGTCTCAGCGCTCGGCAAGAAAGGCGGGGTACACGGGAGAATCGTGTACATCAACGAAAACCATCGGTATTTTACGGCGGAGGCGAACGTCGGCGGCGTGGTCATCCGCGAGAGCTTCAAATTTTAAGGAGGGTATAGACATGATCAGCTACAAGAATGAGAACGGAAACGTGAAGGAACTGGCGGCCGGAGGGACGATGGGAGACCTGCTCGCCGAATCGGCCTATCTGCTCACGGCAGTCTATGGCATGATCGCGCGCAGAGACAAAGCGGCGGCGGAGATCTTCAAGGTGAGCATGATGATGGCCGTGGGAGACCCGGAATCGCCGGTATGGAAGAACATTGAACCGGACTGCCTCAGCATCGCGCGGCGCGTCAAGCCGAAGGAGGGCAAGAGCGATGACAAGTGACGAGGTTTTGACGGCGCTGCGGTGCTGCGCAAGCGACAACTGCAACGGATGCCCGAGCCACAACAGAGGACTGATCGGCACGAGCTGCATCAGCAGAACGATGCGGGAAGCGGCTGATTTGATCGAATTCCAGCAGCAGGGCCTTGAGGCGCTGACGAAGATGGACGAGGGGATGAAAAAGCGGGGCAGCACGCTGAAAGAGTTCCTGCGACGCGGCGATGAAGTCGTGCAGGGGCACAGAGACCCTGCCGGACCGCCGGGCGATCCTGGTTTTGCGGGCGATATCTTCATCTGCCCGACGTGCAACTCGCCGCGCGTCTTCTATAACGCGGAGAAAGACGCCTACATATGCCCGAGCTGCGGGTGGCAGAACAAGGAGGGCTGACGGATGATGGACTATCCCTATTTTTCGCTGCGCGATCTGCGTGAGACGAATCGCCTGTTGGCGGTGTCGGACGCGACGTTTGGAAGATATTGCAAACGAACACAGAAGAAGCGGCGCAGGGATGCGCGGCGGAACAGGAGAAAATGATGGTTTCGGACGAGGCATTGAAAAAGCTGCAAGAGCAGATCGCGGCGTGGCCGGTGGAACGGCGATTCGCGGTGCAGCAGCTCATTCGGGATTATTTGAGGAACCGGGAAGACCTGCGCGACTACGAGGCGACAAGGCTGACGCCGCGCGGGGTCGAAATCCTCAAGGAAGAAAAGCTCAGCAGCGACGGTATGATCCTGATCGGGCGACTGATGAGCAAGAAGCTACACGAGATCGGCTGCGAACGCCTGCACGAGCTGGTCGAGGCCGACAAGGACGGGCGGTTGGTGGTGCTGCCAGTAAAGCCAGTGCTCACCCCTACAATATCAAGTATGCTGTACATAATTGAAGATGAAGAAATCTACGAAGATTCGCTGTATGAGGGGATTGTTGGAATGTCGGAGCGTGGGGAAATGAATGTAATTTACGGTACCATTGATGCGTTGAGCTTCGAACAAAATGATATCGGCAAGACCGTATTCCTCACCCGTGAGGAAGCGGAAAAAGCATTGGAGGGCATGACATGTTAGACACTTTGAATTTGCGCGGCGGGAGCACGAGCCAGTCGGTACACGTGAACGCCGTGACCGGCGCGATCTTGAAAAACCATCCGAAAAGCTGGTTTACGCGGTTCAACCTGACAAGCGAATACGCGAAAACGCTCTTCGCCGAGGGCGGGCACAAGGCGATGAAAAAGGTGAGCATCAGGAGCGATCCGACCGATTGGAGGGGCTATACCCGCAACGAACGCGACCCCGACAAGGATATCACGATCCTGCAAATGGTTATTTGCGGCGACATGGAGGTCATCGCGGAGCTCGTCTACACCAAGGACTATGAGGGCCGAGAGGGGCCAAGGGAGGGCTGACGGATGGTGCGGGTATTTTGTGATCGGTGCGGGAGGGTCATCACGGGGATGAGCGCGCACGAGCGTGTGAGCGTGACGGCGAGCGGCGCGGGCGGCGGGGAGATCGCGAAGCTCGACTTCTGCACATACTGCGCAGACTGGGCCATTAACACGCTGATGCGGCGCACGATGGTCGGCGCGGGCGAGAAAAAGGGCGCGAAGGCGGACAAGCCTGCGCCCATCGCGCCGCCGAAGAGCGAAAAGGACGGCCTTGCGTGGACGGCGGGACAGGACAAGCGGCCGGCCGCGGAAGCGCCGCCGCCCGAACCGCTCCCGACGCTGAGCGTCAAGGGCTACGGCGCGGCGGAGAAGCGGAAAATCTTCGACGCGCTGGTGCGCTACAAGGTGCGGACCGGCCCGGGGTGGACGGAGCGTGTGAGCGAGGCCTGCGGCGGGGACGTGAGCCGCGAGACGCTGCGCGCGATCGTCGTGGACGGGCTGATGGTCGACATCCACGTGTGGCGCGTCATTGAGCGGGGGCTCAGCGACCTGGGCGCAATGGAGAAAAAGGCATGAAGGTGACGTTTATTTTGCAGGCCGACGTGCCGGAGAGCGCTATCCAGGGCATCAAGGAGCGCGCGGCGATGGACCTTGAGCGCTACGGCGACGTGAAGGTCGCGAAGATCCTCGTCGAGAAGCCGCGTGAGCACGAGCAGTTACATCTTTAATCACGCCTGAGGGCGAAAAAGAAAGGAATTTTACTATGAAAAAGTACATCGGAACAAAACTTATCGAGGCGGAAAAGGCGTATCGCGCGGATGGCAAGGTCGTTACGCTCGCGGAGAACAGAGTACCGTGCGGCAGCGAGGTCGAGCGCGGCTACAAGGTGCGCTATGCGGACGGGTACGAGAGTTTCAGCCCGGCGGAGGTCTTCGAGCGCGCGTATCTGCCGCTCGAGGTGAACGGCAAGCTCAAGACTGAGGCGCCGAGCATCAGCGCGGAGATGGTCGAGCGATTCATCGACCACCACGAAACCGTGACGATGGGCGGCAAGACGACCGTTGTGCGCGCGGTACTGAAAAACGGCTTCGAGATCGTGGAGAGCTCGAGCTGCGTGAGCGCGGAGAACTACGACGAGAAGCTGGGGGAGGAAATCTGCATGAAACGGATCAGAAATAAGATTTGGGAGCTGCTGGGATTCCTGCTGCAAACGGCGGTGGGCGGCGTGAACGGCGAGGCAGCGGCGGAGAATTGCTGCTGCGATAAAGACTGCGAGCGTTCCTGCTGCGACAAGGAGACTGCGGCGGGAACCGGCTGTGCCGAAGCTGCCGACGGTGCGCTTATTTATCTCGCAGCCGATGCGCGGCAAGAGCGACGAGGAGATCGAGAGCGAGCGCGAGGATTTGATCGTGATCGCGAAGGCCGTGTACGCAGGGCGCGGCGAGGTCGAGGTCATCGACAGCTTTTTCAAGGGCGGGCTCAATGCTCCGGCCGGCGCAAAAGCGCCGCTTTACTATCTGAGCAAGTCACTCGAGCTGCTGGCGACGGCGGATGTGGCGATCTTTGCCAAAGACTGGGGGGCGCGCGGCTGCCGCATCGAGCACGAGTGCGCGGACGGGTACGGCATTGCAAGGATCGAGCTTCCTGAGGAGGGCTGAGAGATGCAGAAAATCAACATTAAGAAGTACACGAAGGAGCAGATGCTCAAAATGCTCGAGGAAGCGGCGGAAAAGCAGGAGGCGGCGGAGAGCAGAGAGACCGAGCTGCGCGGGCAGATCGGCACGCTGGCGGAAAAGCTCGAGGAGAATGAAAAGGCGCTGGAAGAGGTCACCGCGAAGTATAAGAGCGCGGACCATTCGGCGGCGATGCTGCGGTCGCGTATCGACGAGGCAGAGAAGATGCGCGACCAGGCGCTCGAGGCGCACGGCGAGGACATGAAGGCGCTCGAGAAGGCAAAGAGCGAAAGCCGCGAGCTGGCAAAGCAGCTTGGCGAGCGCATGGTGGAGCTCAAGGCCGCGGAAGAGAACGCGCGCAAGGCCGCGGTAGAGACGAACAGCATCAGGGCGCAGCTGAGCGAGGCGGAGGCGAACGCGAAGCGCAAGGAAGAGCTGCTGCGCGCGGCGCTGCACACGATCAAGACCGAGAAAAGCATCAAGGAGGACTACCACAAGAGCCTCAAGTGGTGCATGGCACATCCGTGGCGCAACCTGTGGCGCTGCGTGAAAGAACATTTCCGATTCTGACACCGTGAACGGGAGGGGAGAAGGGCACATGTTTCGATACAAGAAGAGCGTGCCGGTGAGTTATGAGCGGCAGGGGTACATCTATTTCTCGTCGCTCCTCTACCGCGAGATGCCGGAGCGGGCGCAGCAGAAGATCCTGAACCTGTGCATGGAGTGCGGCGGCGGAGACTACTATCGGGCGCTCTTCGAGTTCGTGACGACGGACGCGAACGCGACATACATCTGCATGAAGCATTCTCTCTCCCGCTCGACGCTCGAGCGGATCGTGCGCAGGTACTACGAACGATTTCCGCCACGACTGTAACAGGGCTTCGGCCCTGTGTGCGCTGCCGCAAAAGGCGCGGCGGCGCACAGAAGGCCGAACAGATACTTTATAGATAACGCGCGCGTGCGCGTTATCGGGGTTCCTTGAGCGCTGGGTTTAGAACCATCTATCACGATTGGGAGAAAAGAGACGGGAGGGCGACGACATGGCGGAGGGCTACTGGGTGATCCGAACGTACACGGCGGGCGCCGTGGGCGAAAAAATAAAATACTGGGTGCCGGGGGAGAGACCGACACGCTCGCAGAGAAAGATTAAAAGCGACATCAAGCAGCAGCAGCGGAACGAGGCGAACGCGGAGAAGAAGCTGGCGCGCACGCTGAATGAAAATTTCAGCTGCGCAGACCACCTGCTGCGCCTGAGCTATGCCGAGGAAGCCTTTGTCGCCCTGGGCGGAGAGGAAGAAGAACCGGAAACGCTGTGGAAGAATGCGAACCGGCAGCTCAAGCTCTGGCTGAGAAGAACGAGGCACGCCTGCAAAGCGGCAGGGGTGCCGTTCCGCTATGTGCCAGTGACGGCAGATTTGGACGGCAAGACAGGCGAATACGTGCGCGTGCATCATCATGTCGTGGTGAACGCGGAAGCGGCGGAGATCGCGCGAGAAAAGTGGACGGCGGGCGGGACGCACTGTGAGCACCTGTACAACGAGGTCGACTATCTGGCGCTGGCGCACTATCTGCTCGCGCAGGTGCGCTATGTGCCGGACGAAAAGAAATACTGTCCGAGCCGGAATCTCAAGCAGCCGCAGCCAAAGGACGTGATCGCGCGCTCCGGCGCGGAGCTGAGCGTGCCGCGCGGCGGGCAGCTGCTGCATCGCGCGGGCTGGACGCCGGGCATGCCGCAGTACATACGCTACATCCTGCCCGAGGTGGGCAAGATCCGGAGAGAACGGGAGAACGAGAAAAAACAGAATAGCGAGAGAGCAAACGCAACACGACGACGCGCGCGGGGGAGCCCGGGCGCGCTGTGTGCGTGCGCGATTGGAAAAGCGCCGAGATGCCGAGTTTTTAACTTGCCGGTAACTTGCCGCGCTTCGCGCGCGTGCGCGCGAGGAAACACCGACAGCCTTAGAGCCGCAAGGGATTGCGGCTTTTTTTCATGCCAGAAAGTTGACGGTTCGTGACCTGTTGCATTTGCTACACTTTTTCCTAACAGGAGAGAAAAGAGGTGAGGCGCGAATGGCGCGGCAGAAGAAATACGGCACGGCGAAGGCACTTGAAAAGGCGTGCGAGCGCTATTTCGCGTCGATCACGCGGCAGGTAAAGGTGACGGAACTGGTCGACTCCGGCAAGCGGGACGACAAGGGGCACGTCATCATGCAGTCGGTGCCTGTAGAGAACAGCCTGGGCGAAGAGCTACACACGACCGAATACCTGCTGCCGCCGAGCATGCACGAGCTGTACACCGCGATCGGCATCGACAAATCGACGTGGAGCCGGTACATGGACGAGGGCGAGGACTATGCGCGCGTGGGCACGTGGGTCTACGAGCGCATGAAGGCATGGAACGAGCATGAGATGCTGACGCGCGAGGGGAAGAACCTCAAGGGCATCCTCTTCAACCTGATGAACAACTACGGCTACAGCGAGAAGAAGGAAGCGGAGCTCGGCGAGCGAGCAACAAAGACCGTGACGGCGGCGAGCATTCCGCTCGAGGACCGGCAGGAGATGCTGCGCGAGCTGATGCAGGAGTTTGAGCACGATGGCGGCGACGAAGACGCGGACCTATGAGCGAGAGCTTGAGGTGGCGCTGTGGTGGCGGGACTTCCGCGCGACGAACAATGCGCACTTCCTGCCGCTGCTGTTCGACCGGCACCGCTACCTCGTCCTGAAAGGCGGCAGCGGCAAGTCGATCTTCGCGGGGCGCAAGGTGCTCGAGCGCGTGACAAGTGAGCCGGGGCACCGCTGGCTGGTGTGCCGCAAGGTGGCGCGGACGCTGCGCGAGAGCTGCTTTGAGCAGCTGCGCGGGCAGATATCCGACTTCTACCCCGAGAGCGGGGCAAAGGTCAACAAGAGCGACATGAGCATTTCGTTTGCGAACGGCAGCAAGATCCTGTTCGCGGGCCTCGACGACGTGGAGAAGCTCAAGTCGATCTACGACATCACGGGCATCTGGATCGAGGAAGCGAGCGAGCTGGAGCAGGGGGACTTCGACCAGCTGGACATCCGACTGCGCACAGACTTCCCCTATTACCTGCAAATGATCCTGACCTTTAACCCGATCAGCATCACACATTGGCTGAAAAAGCGGTTTTTCGACCGCAAGGACCCGCGCGCGACGGTGCACGAGAGCACGTATCTCGACAACCGCTTTCTGACGGCGGAGGCCATCACGACGCTTGAGGCCTTCAAAGAGACGGACGAGTACTACTACCAGGTCTATTGCCTCGGACAGTGGGGCGTGACGGGCAAGACGGTGTTCGACGCGAAAAAGGTGAGCGAGCGGCTGCTCGTCGTCGAGCGGGCGAAGAAGTCGAGGCGCGGCTACTTCGAAAACGTCGTCAAGGAAGACGGCGTACACCTCGAGCGCTGGGCGTGGGTGGACGATCCGGACGGCGCGGTGACGATCTACGAGGATGTCATCCCCGGCCGGCCGTATGTCATCGGCGGCGACACGGCGGGCGACGGCAGCGACTACTTCGTGGGGCAGGTGCTCGACAACATCACGGGAAAGCAGGTCTGCACGCTGCGCCACCAGTACGACGAGGACACGTATGCGAGGCAGATGTACTGCCTCGGCAAGTACTACAACGACGCGCTGCTCGCCATCGAGACGAATTTCTCGACGTACCCGACGAAGCTGCTCGACCTGATGGGCTACCGCAACCTGTACGTGCGCGAGGTGGAGGACGACTTCACAGGCAAGATCAAGCACGCCTTCGGCTTCCAGACGAACCGGCTGACGCGGCCGGTGATCCTGTCTGAGCTCATCCGCATTTTGCGCGAGAGCATGAGCACGGTGAACGACCGCGACACGCTGCTCGAGATGCTGACATTCGTGCGGCGGGAGAAAGACCTGCAGGGAGAGGCCGAGCCGGGCGCGCACGATGACTGCGTGATGGCGTTAGCGATCGCGCATTACGCGCGGCCGCAGCAGACGATGGAAATTAAGACCGCCGGCAGCGCGAAGAAAACGCGCTGGACGGCGGACATGTGGGAGGACTACAACAGCGCGAGCGAGACCGAGCGGGCAGAAATGCTGGCGCTCTGGGGCGAGCCGCGATGAGAGGGAGAAAAGACATGGAAGAAAAAGAAAAAACAAGCCAGATCAGCGAGGAGCTGCGCGAGTGGCAGGCGAGGCTCAATGAGAGCGACGCCAAGTGGTCGAAAGAAGTCGAAAAAATGAACGAGCGCGAGGCGGTCTACAACGGGGACCGCACGATGCAGCCGCTTGTCCCCGGCGACACGCACCGCGACGGCACGCTGAAAAAGACAAGCCACGTGCGCAACATCACGTTCGAGAACATCGAAAGCCAGGTATCAAGCAGCATCCCGCAGCCGAAGGTGACGCCGCGGCGCAAGAAGGACGAGCACCTGGCCGACGTGATCGAGCACTTTCTGCGCAACGAGCTCGACCGGCTCCCGTTTGAGGCGCTGAACGATCTGGCTGAGCGTACGGTGCCCATTCAGGGCGGCGTGGGCTTTTTGGTCGAGTGGGACAACACGAAGCGCACGAGCACGACCGTCGGCGAGGTGAACGTGACGCTCATCCACCCGCAGCAGTTCGCGCCGCAGCCGAACGTCTACACGGGCATTGCCGACATGGATTATTTCATCGTCAAGGCGCCGACGACGAAGGGCTACGTCGAGCGCCGCTATGGCGTGCTGCTTGAAAACGAGGGTGAGAGCGAGCCGGATGTCCGCGGAGGCGACGGCTCCACGAGCAACCGAAACCTGACGCTTTACATCGGCTACAAGCTCAACGAGCGCGGCGGCATCGACCGCTACACGTGGGTGAACGACACGGAGCTCGAAAACCTCAAGGACTATCAGGCACGCAGGCAGCCGGTGTGCAAGAGCTGCGGCAAGGTAAAGCCGCTGCCGGGGCAGGAGGTAAACGGCACGGCCTACTCAGGCGGTGCGTGCCCGTGGTGCGGCGGCAAGGACTGGGAGAGCAAGACGCAGGACTTCGAAGAGCTCTATGCGCCGGTACAGCGCAGCGACGGCACGTTTGTCGGCGGGATGCAGGAAACGCTCGACGAAAACGGCCTGCCGATTCAGGCGCCGGTGCGCATCCCGTATTACCGGCCGGACCGCTACCCGATCATCTTGCAGCGCAGCGTGAGCGTCTTCGGCCAGCTGCTCGGAAACAGCGACGTTGACATGATCCGCGACCAGCAGAACACGAGCAACCGCATTGAGCAGAAGATCATCGACCGACTGATGAAGGCAGGCACGCGTATCACGCTCCCCGACCGGGTGGACCTGCGCACCGATCCCGAGGACGGCGAGCGGTGGTACATCGGAGACCCACGCGCCAAAAGCCTCATCGACGTCTACGATTTTTCGGGCAATTTGCAGTACGAGCTCACGTATCTCGAGCAGGTGTACGAAGAGGCGCGGCAGATCATCGGCATCACGGACAGCTTTCAGGGCAGGCAGGACACGACCGCAATGAGCGGCAAGGCCAAAGAGTTCTCTGCTGCGCAGGCGGCGGGACGTCTCGAGAGCAAGCGCGTGATGAAGAACGCGGCCTACGCCGAGCTCTTTGAAACGATGTTCAAATTCTGGCTGGCGTACTCGGATGAGCCGCGGCCGGTGACGTATAAGGACAGCACGGGCGAGACGATGTACGAGGAGTTCAACCGCTATGACTTCCTCGAAGAAGGCGAAGACGGCGAGCTGCACTGGAACGATCAGTTCCTTTTCTCGTGCGACACGAGCGCGCCGCTGGCGAGCAACCGCGAGGCGATGTGGCAGGAGACGCGGCAGAACCTCGAGGGCGGGGCCTTCGGTGACCCGACGGACCTTGAAACGCTCATTTTGTTCTGGGCGAAGATGGAGGAGCTGCACTATCCCGGCGCGGCGCAGACGAAAAAGCACCTGGAAGAAAAGGCGCAGCGGCAAGAAGAAATGGCGGCGCAGCAGGCGGCCGTGCAGGGCGATATGCCGGGCGGAGGCGCGGCGGTGCCGGACGATCTGGCCACGGCGATCGACGCGCAGGCACAGCAGGACGCCATGAACGCCGCGAGCGGGCAGGCGGAAGGGATTTACACGCCGCAATAAGAAAGGCTAAAGGCGCGAAAGATGACGCGCAGAGCATATGCCCCCGTAAAGGGGACGCCGCATCCGTAAGGCAGCAGAGCTGCCAACGGCTGCGCAGTCCTCGCAAGGGGGACGCCGCATCCGTAAGGCAGCAGAGCCGCCAACGGCTGCGCAGCCGCAGGGCAAGAGCGGGAAAATGCCGAATCCAAAGGAAAGGAGGACAGGGGCATGAGCGATAAGAGCGGTTACGTCGGCAGAATCAAGAACGGCGGCACGCAGGTCGTGAAAGCGCCGAACCAGCAGACCGACGCGAAGAAGGGCGTCGTGCACACCGGCAGCGACCTTCGCACGGGCAAGAAGTAAGCAAAGCGGAAACGCTTTACAACGCAGCAATATGAAGCTGCAATGCGCAGGGCAAGAGCGGGAAAATGCCGGAAAGGAAGAGAAAATGGAATTCACGGAACAGCAGGTTTATGAAGCGATGGGCCTGACGGTGCCGCCTGACGAGGCAGGCACGCAGCAGGAGCCTACAGGCGCAAACGAGCCGGGCGTCGCTGCCCCGGCCGCAGAAGAGACCAACGGCGCGCCGGAGAGCGGCGATACCGGCACGACGGACGGCGAGGGCGCAGAGGGCGCCGTAACCGCTCCCGAGGGACAGGACGGCGCGGAAGGCGCAGAAGACAACAACGATGCGGAGGGCGCGAAGAAGGAGCAGACCCCCGACGAGCGCAGAGCGCACGCGGCGGCGCGGCGCAGAGCCGAGCAGCAGGCCGCGGTGGACGCGGCGCTCAAGGCGCAGAGCGAGAAGATGGCCGCGGAGTGGAAGGCTTTTTTCAAAAGTGCAGGGCTTAAGAACACAATCACGGGCGAGCCCATCGCGACGAAGGAGCAGTTTGACGAGTGGTCGAAGTCCTTCAAGCAGCAGAAGCTCGAAAGCGACCTCAAGGCCGGGAAGTTGACGCAGGAATCTCTCAATGAGGCGATCAGCGAGAACCCCGTTGTGAAGCAGGCGGCCGAGATCGTGGCGGCGCATGAGCGCGAGCAGGCCGCGGCCGAGCAGGAGAAAATGCAGCGCGCCATCGATGAGCAGATCAAGAAGATCCACGCGCTCGAGCCCGAGGTGAACGGCGTGGAGGACCTTTTGAAGCTCCCCGAGAGCGAGGCGTTCTACGCGCGCGTGAAGAGCGGCATGTCGTTTTACGACGCCTACCTCATTTCGACGCGCGAGCGGCGCGAGAAGGCGCTGGCCGAGGCAGCGAGAGCGCAGGCCTTGACGGGACAGAGAGGCAAGGACCACCTGACCGGCGCGGCGGCATCCCGCGGCGCGGGCGGCAAGGTCGTGACGAGCGAGGAGCTGGCGAGCTTCCACATCTTCAATCCCACGGCGACGGACGAGGAGATCCGCACGTGGATCGAGAAGAACAGAAATTAACAAGACAAGGAGGAACGCAATGTTTATTCCCATCAAATCGACGGACGGGGCAATGACCCCGTTTAAGTACATCGAAGCGGCGGCGGGCACGTATCAGGTCGGCCAGCTGCTCAACGTGACGGACGGCAAGCTGGCGGCGATCGCTGCCGACCAAGCGACCACGCCGCCCTATGTGTGCATGCAGAGCGGCACGGTGGCCGCGGGCGAGCTGCTGGCGGTGACGCGCGTGCAGGGCAAGTACACCTTTGAAACCGAGCTTGCGGCGGCCGCAGCGGCCGTGAAGGTCGGCACCAAGATCCAGGTGGCGAGCGGCGGTCTCAAGGCAAAGTACGTCACAGGCGCATCGGACGCAGCGGTGCCCGGCACGTTCGAGGTCGTGAGCCTTGAGGGCACGGCAGCGGGCAGCATGATCCGCGGCCGCTTTGTCTAAGAAAAACGGAAGAGAGGAGAGAAAGTAAGCAATGAAAATCATTTTTTCAGAATCGAGCAACCTGAACAACAGCGTTTACGGCAACTGCCAGGCGCCAATCAAGATGTTCCTTGAAAAGCGCGGAGAGGAATTTGAGCAGAACAGCGTGCTGAAGAACCTGTTCCTGACGGGTTCTTCCAAGAACTACGGCGACGTGATGACCACGCTGACGGCCATGAGTGGCTTTGAGCCCGTGGGCGAGAACGGTGCTTATCCGCTGGACGGCATGCAGGAGGGCTACCAGAAGTTCCTCAAGTACCAGACGTGGAAGGACTCTTTCAGCGTGTCCAAGGAGATGATCGAGGACGGCAAGCTGCTCGACATGCGCAAGCAGCCTGCGGCCTTTATGACCTCTTACAAGCGCACGCGCGAGCTCTTCGGCGCGGCGCTGTACGGCGCGGCCATGATGGGCAACGGCAGCGTGACCTTCAAGGGCGTCAAGTTCGACCTGACGGGCGCGGACGGCAGCAACCTGTTCGCCAAGGAGCACGTGCCCAAGGTGAGCGGCGACAAGCAGTGCAACTGCTTCAAGGATGCGTTCAGCGTGGACGCGCTGGGCAAGCTCGAGACCAAGATGCACCTGTTCCGCGGCGATAACGACGAGATCCTTGACGTGGCTCCCGATACGATCCTGATCCCCGAGAACGCCGACCTCAAAAAGGCGGTATTCGCGGCGATCGGCGCGGACAAGGACCCCGTGAGCGCGAACAACGCCTTCAACTATCAGTACGGCCGCTGGAACGTCATCGTGTGGCCGTACCTGAACCACTACATCACAAACGGCGTCGCCCCGTGGGTGCTGCTGGACAGCAAGTACAACGAGACCTACGGCGGCGCGGTGTGGAATGACCGCATTCAGCTCGATGTGCGCTCCACCATCGACGAGAACACAGACGCGAACGTCTGGCGCGGCCGCAGCCGCTTCAACGCGTGCTTCAACGACTGGCGCTTTGCCGCCATCGGCGGTATCGCGGCGGGCAACTCGCTCTAAGGAGCATACCCCAAGGGCGGGCGTGGGAAATGACCCGCGCCCGCCCTTATCATCTCGAAAGAAGGGAGAGAGGAACGTGACACCGAGAAAGGTGATCCAGCGCGTGGACGAGGCGAAGCCGAACGCCTTCCCGGAGGAAGCAAAGTTCGAGTGGCTCATGGCCCTTGAGGGCAGGATCGCGGCGGATGTGCTGCTGGCGATGCCGGCGGAGCTGGCGGCCATCATGGGAAAGACATTCGCAGACGGCATGGACGAAGAGCTGCTCGTGAAAGCGCCGCACGACGAGCTCTACGCGCTGTATCTGAAAGCATACATCGACAAGGAAAACGGCGAATACAACCGCTACGCGGATTCGAGCCAGCTCTACAACGAGGCCTACGGCAACTTCGTGCGCTACTGGGGCAGGACATACGAACCGGCGCAGGGCTATGAAAGGGGGTACGTGATCCGATGAGGACCATTGAAGTGAAGGAGCTCGCCTATCTGCCGCTGGGCAGGCAGGGCGAGAACAAAGCGCAGAGGATCGTCTGGCCGGGGATCGCGGATTCGTGGGCGCGGCTGTACGGCGAGGGCGTCTTCGCGCTGACGGTGCTGCGCGAGGGCGATAGCGCACCGTATCCCGCGAGCCTTAAGAGCGAGAACGGTGACGTGATCTGGACGCTGAGCAACGCCGACACTGCCAGGGCAGGCGAGGGCATGGCTGAGCTCACCTACACCGTGGGAGGCGCGATCGCCAAGAGCCGGACGTGGCGCACGGTGGTCGAGCCGTCGCTGAGCGCAAACGGCACGACCGGGCCGCCGGAGGCTTATCAGAGTTGGGTGGACGAGGTGCTTTCGGCAGCGGCGGGTGTAGAGAGCGCCGTGGCCAAGATGCCATACGTCGACAGCGCGACGGGGAACTGGTTCAAGTGGGATGCCGAGAAGAACGCCTTTGCCGATACCGGCATTCCCGCGACGGGTCCTCAGGGGGAGCAGGGGCCGAAAGGTGATACCGGCGAGCAGGGGCCCAAAGGCGAGACCGGCGCGACCGGCCCCAAGGGGGATACCGGCGCGACAGGCGCGCAGGGCCCAAAGGGAGAAAAGGGCGACACAGGTGCAACGGGTGCGCAGGGCCCGCAGGGTGAGCAGGGCATCCAAGGCGTTCAGGGCATTCAGGGCCCGAAGGGGGATACCGGCGAAACCGGCAGCACTGGTCCGCAGGGGCCGAAAGGCGACAAAGGCGACGCCTTTACCTATGACGACTTTACGGAAGCGCAGCTTGCTGCGCTGAAAGGCGCGAAGGGCGACACGGGCGAGCGCGGGCCGAAGGGCGAAACGGGAGATACCGGCCCACAAGGGCCCCAAGGTGACAAGGGTGATACCGGTGATACCGGACCCCAAGGCCCCAAGGGTGACACAGGTGAAACGGGTCCGCAGGGGCCGCAGGGCGAACAGGGCGTCAAAGGCGATACCGGCGCAGTTGGCCCGCAGGGGCCGCAGGGCGAGCAAGGCATTCAGGGGCCCAAGGGAGACACAGGCAGCGGATTCCGGGTTCTCGGCTACTACGCGAGCAAGGAGGCGCTGGACACAGCACACAAGGCCACGGCCAAGGCGGGCGACGCTTACGGCGTCGGCACTGGTGAGCCTTACGACATTTACATCTTCGACGGCGTGACGAATGCTTTTGTCGACAACGGCCCTTTGCAGGGCGCGAAGGGCGACAAAGGCGATACGGGCGCGCAAGGCCCTGCCGGTCCTGCAGGTGCGGATGGGGCACCCGGCAAAGACGGAGAAACCGGCCCTCAGGGTCCGCAAGGTGAGAAAGGTGATACCGGTCCGCAGGGGCCGAAGGGTGAAGACGGAGCACCCGGTAAGGACGGAACAAACGGCGCCAATGGCAAGGACGGCGTAACGTTTACCCCCAGCGTAAGCGATGCGGGCCTTTTGAGCTGGACGAACGACGGCGGCAAGACGAACCCGAAGTCCGTCAACATCAAGGGACCGAAGGGAGACGCGGGCGCGGACGGTGCACCGGGCAAGGACGGCGGTACGGGACCGCAGGGGCCCAAGGGAGACCCGGGCGCGGATGGCAAGGATGGCGGAACAGGCCCGCAAGGGCCGCAGGGGAATCCAGGCGTGGATGGCAAGGATGGCACAACCTTCACCCCATCCGTCAGCGCGAGCGGAGACCTCTCGTGGACGAACGACGGCGGCAAGGACAACCCTGCGACCGTGAACCTGAAAGGCCCCAAGGGAGACACCGGCCCCCAAGGTCCGCAGGGTGAGCAGGGCAAACAGGGCCCGCAGGGTCCGGCTGGTCCCGTGAACGTGCCGAACACCACCGCCCTCCTCAAGGGCAACGGTTCGGGCGGCATCGTGGCAGCGACGGCAGGCACGGACTACGCGACACCGCCTACCGCCTGCAAGGTCAAGCTGACAGTCGCGGGCTGGAACAGCTCGACCAAGATACAGAGTGTGACGATCGACGGTGTGTCGGCGGATGAGGCGAGTCAGCTTCTGCTGCCGATGCCGACCGCTGCGAACAAGAGCGCATACGACGAGGCCGGTATCCAGATGACGAGTCAGGCTGCGAACAGCGTGACCTTTACGTGCGACACGGTGCCGACCGTAGCCATTGAGGTGTGGGTCGTGATCCAAAGCGTGAAGGACGTCACCCCCCCTCAGTAACTGAGACGTGGGTGATCAATGAATCGTTCCAAACGTTTACGAGCGGAGATATGACATACCAAATTGGCTTTGCGTCCAGCGGCAGCATGTTTTCGAGCCTTACTGTGCAAGGATCGAAAGCCGTAGCAGGCGAAGGGTATTATGACGCTGGTGGCCTAATTTACGATTCCACACAGGTGTATTCTGGGTTCGGCACATGGAAGGATCTTACGTACCGTACGATCACGCTCGCAGAGCCCGCGACGGGCGCATTCCTCGAGTGGCTGCAGCAGGCCGCAGTCAAACAGTAACAATCAGCGACATAAAAGATTGGAGGTGGTCGCGTGATCTATAATTTACCGCAAGTTAAACAGGCGAAACAAGAAACGTGGGTCATCAATGACGATTTTGCCTTATTAGATTCGCTCACAAACGTTAAAGCTGATATTAAATTTGTGTCAAACGGTGAATCGTTTGATGGTTTAGTGTGCAGCCAAGACAGAAGATATTCTGTTATCTCTTATTTTACTGGCGCTACATACAAACGGGTTTGGGATTCTGACGGTGGCTGGGCAGGGGTAAGCTCACAAGCTTACCGAACCGTCATCTTCGACGAAGAACCGACCGGTGATCTACTCGCGTGGCTACAGGCAAACGCGGTCAAACAATAAGGAGGACGCTATGATTTTTAACACGACAACTTCCGCTGGAAATACGGGGGCATGAAGAGGCACAACCTTAGCAACTTGCCATATTTAACATCACGAAAGGAGGACCTATGATGAACTTTATCAGAGCAAAGTGCCCGAGAGAGAGAGAGAGACGTAGCCTCGCGGCTGAGGTGCGTGCATGATCGCGAATGTCGCACCGAGGAAAGCGAGTGGAGCGGAGAAGACGTATACGATTACAGAGAACGTTGGGTTCCTATGCAACGCGAATGGCGCAGCTGGGTCGTACCAAACTTTGGAGTACGGAGCACTCCCATTCCCAAACTTCACAATCAAAGGGGCATCTGGAACTACAGTCCCTTATGCATCGACTGGACCTGGCAGATGGGAATTCGTCATGCCTGCGGAGAATGTAACCATCTCGTAACGGAGGTGGCGGCATGATTCTGAATCCGACACAAAAGACAAAGAACGAGACGCAGGGCCCCGTGTGGGTGCTTATTAAGACTGGAGGCTGAATCATGGCTGGAGATTTATTACTTTCACAGACTATTTCCATTCCATTCAGTGGAATGTTGAAAAACGGATTAACAGTTTTGGTGACATTTTCCTATGGCGGGTATTTAACGATAGCCGTAGCTATGTATACTTACGGTGAATGGATGTATGCGTTAACTGGCGGATCCGGTGCTGGGCTATCTAATATGACAGTCAACGGCTCAACATTGACGTGCTCTTTGGCGTGGCCTGGCGGCGCTGCGTATTACATGGTCATTGAAGCAGACAATTTCCCGCTCTAAGAACAATTAAATAAACCAATTCGGGGCCGACAGCTTTGGCTGTCGCCTCCAGGAACGCCCGCCAAAGGCGTGAACAGTCAATCTTATCGCTTAAAGGAGTGATTACATGGCAACATACATCAAAGTCAACAACACCGAGTACCCTGCAACCATCACGGGCGAGCAGGCGGGCGGCAAGATCACGCTGCAATATCTGCCGCATGAGCTGGTGGGGAATTATTTCAAGGCGGTGTAATACGCCGCAGAAAGGGAGCGAGAAATGGGAGATTTGGCAAGCATTGCGTCTCTGTGCTCTGAGGTGACGGTCATCCTCGGGGCGCTGGCGCTGTTCATTAAGCCGTTGCGCAACAAGATCCTCGGCCTTGACAAGCTGGTGGATGCGCTCAAGTGCGAGCTGCGGCACGATATGCTGCATACATACTACCGGCACAGGGAGGACAAGTTCATTCGGCAATACGAGTTGGAAGACTTTCTGTACCTCTACAGAGGCTACAAGGCGCTCGGCGGGAACAGCTTTATCGACAAAATCAAAGGCGAGGTCGACGAGTGGGAGGTCAGATCGTGAAAAAGGCGTGGACGGCGGCACGGGAGCACTGGGACAGGATGAAGAAGCGGGACAGGTACATATCCATCGCCATTTTCAGCCTGACGTGGTACACCGTCGCCTCGCTCACCATGGCGGCGCTCGGCGTGCCGCCGCCCGACGTGCTGACGGAACGGTGGTTCAAAGCATGGACGACGGAGCTCGTCGTGGTGGCGGGCATCAAGATTTTCAGAAAGGACGATACGGTTTTATGAATGAATTACTGAACAAAAGAATTGCGAACCTTCTCAGCGTGAAGAGCCTTGTGACGATCGCGCTGACGGCGACATTCTGCATCCTGACGGTGCGCGGCGCGGTCACGCAGGAGTTTAACACCGTGTACCTCATGGTCATTGCGTTCTACTTCGGCACGCAGAACGCGGCGGGCAGCGCGAAGGGAGAGTGAGCGGTGTGAATATCCGCAAATACCCGGCAAACGCCGGGAACGTCGGCGGCACGCGCGCGGCGAGAAGTATCCGCTATATCGTGATCCACTACACCGGCAACGACGGCGACACGGCGATGAACAACGCCAAGTATTACGCGGGCAACGTCGTGAAGACCAGTGCGCACTACTTCGTGGACGAGAAGGAGATTGTGCAGAGCGTGGACGACCTGTGCATCGCGTGGGCGGTGGGCGGAAAGAAGTACCCGAGCTGCGCGCAGACGGGCGGCGGGACGCTGCACGGCCGCTGCCTGAACGCAAACAGCATCAGCATTGAGCTGTGCGACGCGAAGAGAGACGGCGCATACGCGCCGGACGCGCGCACCGTGGAGCGTGCGCTTGCGCTGACGCGCGAGCTGATGAAGAAGTACAACATCCCGGCAAGCAACGTGATCCGTCACTTTGACGTGACGGGCAAGCTCTGCCCGGCGTACTGGTCCGGCAGGGAGAACGCGGGCAAGTGGGAAAAGGAATTCCACGGCAAGCTGACGGCGCCCGATTACCGCGCGCAGCTTCAGAAGCGCGCGGGGTTGACGGACGGCACGATGGATTACCTTGAAAAATATCAGTACGGCGAGGACCTTGTGCGCAAGCTCGCGACGATGAAGTAAAGCACGGGGCGGGAGAGCGTGCAGCTCTCCCGCCCGAAGAGAAAGGAGGGGAGGAAGGATGCCTTCCAACTGGCTATACATCGACACGAATTTTCCGTCGTTCACGCAGAAGGAGAGCGCGAGCGACAAGATCGAGACGATGCGGGACTACCTCTTCATGCTCGTCGAGCAGCTGCGCTACACGCTGCACAACTTAGATCTTTCCAACATGAACAAGACTGCGACGGACGAGTTCGTCAAGCAGATCACCGATCCCATCTACGGCGAGATCAAGGACGCGGAGGGGAACATCACGCAGGTCGCGCTCGTAGCCGAGGGGCTGGCGGCGCGCATCGGCGACGCCGAGGGGAACATCACGCAGCTGCAAGCGACAGCAAAGGGCTTACAGGCGAGCATTTCGAACCTCGACGGCGCGATCACAAACATCAAGGCCGACGTGAACGGCATCCGCGCGACGGTGAGCACCAAGATCGACGCGACGCAGGCGCAGAGCATCTTCGACCAGAGCGCGACCGGCTTCACGCTGGGCGCGACGAGTGGCGAGAACGGCACGATCTTCAAGCTCAATTACAACGGCGCGCAGATCGCGAGCACAGGAACGGTCGACCTGCGCGTCAAGTCGGTCAACATCGATGGCACGCTGACGGCGGGCGCGCTGCGCGGCGGGAGCGTGAGCCTGCTGGCCGGAGATACCCCTGTCGGCAGCATGGATCTTGCCTACACGGGCACGGGGCAGGTCGGCGTCGGTCTGACGGCGACCTATGGTGGCATGAAGATGCACGCAGCGGGAAATATCTTTCTTAAATCCGAGCTGGGGCCGTTTGCATTGATCGGAAAAGACGATGCCAGCGACTACCCTGTCGTCTCGCTCGGCGGCGGCTATCTGGTGCTGAGCGGCAACTACATGTTTGGCGCTTCGCCGCCGAGCCACGCGCCGTATGGCACGGTGTTTTTCATCGAGGAGTAAGGCATGGCGAGCTTTTATTGTACGCTGTCACCGGTCGACGGAGACGGGACACAGCTCAGCGTCTACGCACGGTTTACTGGCGGCGCGTCGGATTACACGTATAAGCGCTCAATCGACATCCGCATCACGGGCGTCGGGACGTTCTCGTTCGATTCGAGCGAGGTCGGCGGTGGGACGAGCACCTTTGTCGGCACGATCACAGGCCTGTTACCGGGCACGGCATACGAATGGATATGCAACATGTACTACTGGAACGGATCATGGGTCGTCTCAGATTACAGCGATTCCGGCACGGCAACGACATACAGCGGTGGCGGCGGCGGAAGCAGCGCGAAGGCGGTCATCAATGTCGGGACGTATGCCTATCCGAACTGGAAGAGATACCGCGCGATCGTCAACATTGGGACGTATTACAACACAAATTGGCTATCGGTTCGACCGGTCAACAATTACGGGAGCTATTCGCGACCCAATTGGAGGTAAAGAGCATGAATGAAAAGATCAAGCAGGAAGCGGCGCACGCGATGCACCTGATTGGCATTTTGAACGTCAACGGCGATGCCGTCGATGTGGTGGCAGCGGTGCGCCAGTCGCTTCGCAATATCGTGACGATCTGCGATGCGGCAGAAGCCCCGGCGGGTGAAAAAGGCGATACGCCGGACGAAGCAAGAGGAGCGGTGAAAGATGAGACTGCCTGAGGTCCAGTATGCCGACGGAATCGGCAAGCGCGGGCAGCTGCAATTCTACGGTCTGGACCACAATCTGGGCGCAGGAGACGGCGGGCTGTGGGACATGCAAAACCTGACGAGTGACTATTATCCTGTGCTTTCGACGCGCGCAAAGCGCAAAATTTACAAGAATCTTGTAAATCCGGGCGGGCTTTTCGCGTGGGATGCGCTGGCGTGGGTGGAGGGTGCGGCCTTCTACTACGGCGGCGCGAAAAAGGGCGACGTGACGGCGGGCGAGAAGCGCTTCGCGGCACTCGGCGCCTACATCATCATTCTGCCGGACAAGAAGTACTACAACACCGTTTCCGGCGCGTTCGGAAGCTTAGAGAGCGCATGGAGCGGCGGGAGCCTGACGTTTACGAACGGAAAGCTCTTTGAAGAGGCGGCAGAGGCGAACACGATCCGCTGCGCGAATGTCAGATGGGCGGACTACTTCAAGCCCGGCGACGCGGTGACGATTGCGGGCTGCACGAAGCACACGGAGAACAACAAAACGCCGGTGATCCGCGAGATCGACGGCGACAAAATGTATTTCTATGAAAACGTTTTCAAGCTGGACGGTGACAACGGCACGACAGAGTACACGGAGACGGGAAACTTGACGGTTCGGCGCACGGTGCCGGATCTAAACTATCTATGCGAGAACGAAAACCGGCTGTGGGGCTGCGACGGCCGAACGATCTACGCATCGAAGCTCGGCGACCCCTTCAACTGGAATGTATTCGAGGGGCTTGAGACCGACAGCTACGCTGTGGACACGGGCAGCGCGGGCGACTTCACGGGGTGCGTGAGTTTCCTCGGCTATCCGGTGTTCTTCAAGGAGGACCACATCTACAAGGTGTACGGCAGCATTCCGTCCAACTTTGAGGTGATGGGCTCGGCCACGCTGGGCGTTGCCAAGGGCTGCGGCGGGAGCCTCGCCATCGCGGGCGAGCGGCTGCTGTACCTCTCCAATTCCGGCGTGATGATCTACTCGGGCGGCATCCCGCAGAGCCTGCACGACGCCTTCGGGCAGACGCGGCTCAAGAACGGGCGCGCGGGGAGCGATGGCCTCAAGTATTATCTGAGCGCGCAGGACGAGGCGGGGGACTGGAAGCTCTACGTCTACGACACGCGCAAGGGCATGTGGCACATCGAGGACGCGACGCACGCGACGCACTTCTGCCGCTATCAAGGGAATACCTATTTCCTGACGGCGGAGGGCGAGATCACGCTGACGGGCAACATTCTCGACGCGCCGGAGGGCTGCACGGACGAGGAAGACTTCACGTGGTTCGCCGAGACGGGCGACTTCACGGAAAAGGGCTCGAGCCAAAGTACGAGCTACGACGGCGTGAAGAAGAGCATCGCCAAGCTGTGGGTGCGCATCGAGGTCGCGGCGGGGGCCGAAGCAAAGGTGCTGATGCAGTTTGATTCCGACGGGAAGTGGGTGCAGGCCGGGCAAACGCTGAAACCGGAGCGAAAGCGCAGCTATTACCTGCCCATCGTGCCGCGGCGCGCAGACCATTACCGCATCCGCATCGAGGGCAAGGGCGAGTGCCGCGTCTATTCGATGAACCGCGAGTATTACGCGGGCAGCGAGCTCAAGAGCACGCGCGGACCACAGTAAAAATTCAAGCAGAGAGGAGAAGAAAATGGCGTATACATACGATGACTTTCAAAAGGCGGCGAGCGGCAGCAATGTGAATTTTTCGCAGTACGATCTCGACCTTGCGAAAAAGTACCCTGAGTTCGGCATGAGCGTGCTCGACCTCAAGAAGCAGTACGCGGGCGCGACGACGGCGGAGCAGCGCGCACTCATCAACGCCAAGGCGAACCAGTTGCGCAGAAGCTACGGCAACTACACTGCCGGCGCGGATGGCAGCCAGTACGTGAGCGACGGCAAGTACGCGCCGAAGATCGACGAGACGCTCGACAAGATCGGCTCGTTCAAGTCGTTTACATACGGCAGCGCGCCGAGCTACGAAAACCGCTACCAGCAGAAGCAGCAGGAGCTTTTGGACGCGGCGCTCAATCGCGATCCGTTCTCGTGGAGCAAGGAGACGGATCCGCAGTACGGCAGCTACAAAAAGACGTATCTGCGCGAGGGGGAGCGCGCGACAGCGAACGCGCTGGCGCAGGCGAGCGCCGCGAGCGGCGGGAGGCCGAGCTCTTACGCCGTGAACGCGGCGACGCAGGCGGGCGACTATTACGCGACGAAGCTCTCCGACGTGATCCCGACGCTCTACCAGCAGGCATACGAGCGGTATCTCAAGGACTACCAGATGAAGCTGAGCGACCTGAACGCGGTGAACCAGCAGGAGCAGCTGGACTACGCGAAGTATCTCGACCAGCTGGGGCAGTTCAACACCGACAGAAACTTCGACTACAACAACTATCTCGGCGAGTATGGCCGGTTGCAGGACTACCTCGGCAATTTGCAGGGGCAGGACAACACGGAGTACAACCGCTATCTCGGCGTGCTGGACGAGATCAGGGAAAAGCAGCAGCAGGAGCAGGAGCTCAGCCGGTCGCAGATCGACGCGATGCTGCAAGCGGGCGCGTCGCCGAGCGCGGGGCTCATCGGCAAGAGCGGGTACGAGAGCGAGTACGTCAAGGTGCTCGAGAACTACTACAAGCAGCAGGCGGCAGCGAAGGCGAGCGGCGGCGGGAGATCCGGCGGCAGAACGGGCGGAGGAGGAAAGCCCAAGAGCAAAATGAGCCTGACGACCGCGCAGAAGATGGCAAAGGCCGGACAGTTCACGCAGGAGGTACTCGACACGCTGCACGCGGGAGGATTCAACGACGCCTATCTCGCGTCGGAGTACGGCTATACCGGCGGCGGCAGCGGACGCACGAAGTTCGGCTACGATCCGGACGAGGGCATTTTCACGTGGAACGGGTACCGCTTCAATTCGCCGGAGGCATTTGCGGAAGCGCTGGATCGCGCGGCGCTGACGGACGCGGAAAAGGCCGAGATTTCCAGAAAGCTGAAAGCCAACGGATTCAACATCACGTTCTGATGAGGTGACGACATGGCAATTAAAATCACGCAGATCAAGCCCGAGGGCGCGCAGAAAAGCGCGCCCTCGGCAAAAGACTATTTTGAAGAAAAGCCGAGAGGCGAGAACACCGAAGACACCGGGCGCATCAAGATCACGAAGATTCCGAGCGCGGAAACACGGCGCACCGTTCCGGCAAGCCCAACGCAGACGCCGGACACACGAACGCCATACCAAAAAGCGCTGGACGAGGCGATGATGAAACGCGCGGCGGCGGATCGGAAGAACCGGGAGCGGGGGCGCAGGAGCTCTGGCCGCTCGCACGCGCAGGAAGTGCGCGGGATCACCGGCGACAAGACGAAAAAGAGCATTACCCCCATCATCAAGAGCGCGGCGGCGGGCTATGCGGCGGACATGGTCGGCGACACGCTGCTGCGTGCGCCGAGCGGCCTGAACTACGCAGCGAGCCAGGAACGCGGAGAGATCGAAGCCTCAAAAAAGAACATCGCCGCCTATACCGAAAAGCTCAAGGCGGCGAAGACCGAGGAGGAGCGCCAGCACTGGCAGACACTTATCGATCGCAACAAGCGCCTCATCGAGATCAACAGCAAGGCTGCGGGCGAGCAGGTGAAAAACTATCAGGACGCGACGAAGGGTGCGCAGGAGACGCTGCAAGGCACCTATCAGAAGTTGCGCAAGACCGCATCCGACAACATGGAAAAGGCGAACGAAGGGCTCACGCCGGTCGGCAAGTACCTCAATAACGTCGGCGTGGCAGGCGCGCAGATGGTCGCCGACGCGACGCTCGGCGGCGGCAGCGCGCTCGGCCCGATGTTCCTGCGCGTATTCGGCGGAAACTCGCAGGAGGCGGCGGAAGCGGCGGACAAGCCCGGCATGAGCGCGGCGGAACAGCTGGACGCACAGAACCGGGCGCTGCTGTACGGCACGGCGAGCGGCGCGGTGAGTATTGCGACGGAAAAGATCAGCAACGTCGCAGCGCCGTTCAAGAAGGCATTCGGCGGCGGCTTCCTCGACAAGGCCATCGACGGTGCAATCGCCAAGATGAATGGAAACGCGGCGGGACGGCTCGCCCTGTCGTTCCTGTCCGAGGGCGGCGAGGAAGTCATTGAGGACATCGTGCAGCCAGCCTTGCAGACGATCTACACCAAGAAGCGGCACGAAAACCTCGGAGAATACCTCAGCGAGCTTGACGCGGCGGAGATCCTGAACGACTTCTTCGTCGGCGGTGCACTCGGCCTGCTGGGTAGCGGCGTAGAGGGCGTTCAGCGAAGAAGCGCGCAAATCGAGGCCGAGCGCGCCGCGGCGGAGGCGAAAGAGACCACGCCGTCGGCGGAAGCGATGACGCAGGAAGAGACCGCACCGACAGCACAGCAGCCGGTGCAGCAGCAGAACACCATGCCCGCACAGCCTGCGGTGACGCCTGAGAGCGCGAAGGGCATGGGCGAGGGTAATTTGACGCCCACACAGCCGAACGCCGCACAGGGCGCGGCAGAGGGCAAAGCGGACGCCTTAGACGAGGGCAAGCGCGTCGCGCTCGACAAGTACACGACGCAGGAGAACGTACAGCAGGTATCTCAGAAGATCAACGACGGCACGCTGGCCGTGGATGCAGAGCACAATATCTATCGCGTGAATGAGGATCAGCACATCGACCAGCGCGACAGCGCGAGCGTGGGCGAGCGGAGTGTGAACGCCTTCCAGTTTGACCACCCGGAACTGCACCAGTATTTCGCGGACGCGGCGGCGGATCTCGCCGAGGAGATGAGCTTCGCCCAGAAGGGTGGCGAGCTCATCCGCCGGACGAGCCGCGAGGCGGGCGACGACGAATACATCCGCACCAAGCGCGGCGCGAGCGAGCGCATCACGCGGCTGCTGGATGACGAGGGCGTGCGCTACGACGACATCGACCGCTCGATCGAGGCCATCATTCACAATCACGGGCAGGAAAACTTTGCCGCGGCGAAGCGCGTGGAGCTGCTGCTGGACGACATGCTGACAAACGGATATACTGATATCCACGGGCAGCACATTGCACCGAACGAAGAATACATTGCAGCAAAGAAAGCCATCCCCGGCGCGGACATGAGCGAGCGGACACACGAAGAGCTCCCGATCTACGACATGCCGGAGGGACGGAACGGAGGAATCGACAATGCAGGACAAGAAACACGGAACGACGCCGCGGGGGCTGAGCTTGCCGACGCTGGAGAAAGAAGCACACCAGGCGAGGCCAACGCAGCGCGTGCACTATCTGATGGAGCTGCCGAACGGGGAGAGCGCCGGGGTAACGGAAGAGAATCTGAGCGCATTCCTCGAGAAGTACGGAACGTCGGCGGAGAAGACGGAAACGCGCTGACGGTACAACAGCGGCTTGCGGCATCCGGTATCTCACAATTCATCAGCCCGCGGGAGGCCAACGTGCCGAACGGCGCAAGCGGCGATAACACCGTCACCATCTTTGACGAGGCGGACTGGGACCAGGAGCTTATCGGCGCGGCGGACTGGGCAAAGTCCAAGGGCGTGAAAAAGGTGACAGCGCTGCTGGGCGTCATCAAGGTTGAAAAGGACGGGAAAACCGGCAGAATTTTCGGCGCGTTCAACGCCGACACGGGCGAAATTTTCGTCAATGCCGGTTCAGTGCAGCGCAGCGTGAGCGAGACGATCGAGCATGAAACAGCGCATTATCTGGCCGAAGTGGCGAGGCGCGAGAACGTCAGGACATTTATGCGCGACGTTCAGAGCCGGTACAGCAGCGAAGAGTGGGGCAAGGTGTACGATGCCTACTTTGACCGCTATGCAGCGCTGACGGGCGACTACGCGGGAATGAGCGAGAGCGATATCGAGCTCTATGTGTGGGAAGAGATCATGGGCGACGCCTATGCCGAGATCGACCAGTATGACGAAAAGGCGAGCCGCTTCAACCGCGAGGCAGAAAGCGCGCTGTCGCAGAGCGGACAGGAAAGTGAAAGTGTCTTACAGAGCGAACGCACGACGGGCGCGGTGGAACAAGGCCGCGAGACCGCAGCGGCGACGGAACGCAGGACGGGACCGCCTGAGAAATATTCCTATGCGGGCCGCAATGCCGAGAATGCAGACCTTGACGCGCTGCACGAGGCTGAGCGCTACGAGATGCAGGGCGTGGACGCTGAGACGATCCGGCAGAAAACGGGCTGGTTCCGCGGCGCGGACGGCAAGTGGAGATGGGAGATCGACGACAGCGGCACGGAAACCGACACTAAATGGAACTTTCTCAGAAACCCCGATGCAAAGCGTTATAATGAGCTTTTTGAAAAAGCTTATTTATACGACACCGCCACTGCGGAAGATTTGAATGAGCTTCAAATTCTCGACAAAAACCTAAAAGGCGTCAGAAAGTCTCCGCTCTATTTAGACGAGATCGTAAGGCACGACAAACTGTTTGAAGCGTATCCAGCACTGAGAGATGTGAAAGTGCGCTTCGAGGCCAACACCGGGAACAAAGAAGGGAGCTATCACCCCGAAGAGAATGAGTTCGTTTTAAGAACAGGCCTGAAACTGGAACCGGAGAAATTGAAAAATACTCTTATCCATGAGATTCAGCACGCTATTCAGGAGCAAGAAGGATTTGCGAGAGGGGCGAATCCCGGATACTGGGACGAGATGATACAACGCGGCTATTCGCGCCGGAAGAACGATGGACGCATTGAGCGTGCAAGGAAAGAATATCATCGCATCTTCGACAGCGCGCCGGAAGAATTCAAGGACAAGGTGCGCAGGATCAACAGAGCCAGACTGGACGGCGACTACGATGCGGCGGAGGCTGTCGTCGACGAGCTGTACGACAGCGAGTACGCTGATTTGTGGTCGCAGCTTGATATGGCAGAATTCGAATGGCGCAGCGACCGCGGCGAAGAGCTAAACGCTTATGAGCTCTACCGCAATACGGCGGGCGAAATCGAGGCGCGGGACACGGCAGCGCGCAGAAGACTGAGCGCCGAAGAACGCAGGAACCGCAAGCCGGACACAGGCGACGAGAACACGGTGTTTGCGGACGGCGGGGAGAGCTACAGCATCGCCAACACACGAAATATGCCGTGGAAAGATCAGGTGCAGGGCTACTTCGGCAACGACGGAACGATCAAGAGCAGTGATTCGCTGTATCTTGGCGAAAGTAGCGTAGAAGGCGTAGACAATGCGCCAATGTATATTCCGACAAGCGTTATCACAAAGGCAATTCGGCCACCGAAGGGCAGCAGAAGCGCACATGCGCTGTCGCGAAAAAACATCCTAAATCTGCAAGAGGGCATAAAAAATGCGCCGGTCGTCATCGACAATCCAGCACGGAACAGCATTGTTTATGTGACGGCGGATCAGGACTCCGCGGGGAACTACATCATTGCCGCACTTGACAAAAATAATGACCTTTACGGTGAAACCGCCCACAAGGTCACGTCTGTTCATGGGCGCGAGAGCATTGCGGCGATGCTTGAAAAGCTCGGCGAAGACGCCACGGTTTTTGTAAAAAATGAAAACAAGCTCAACCAAATGCTGCCTGGCAACCAGATATTAAAGTCTCTGGCGCTGCGGGCAAAGGTTGAACTTGACGGGGAGAGTATATCAGGACGCGGCGAAAATGTCAAGTACAGCGCAGAGAGCGACGAGTTCTACGAACGCCTCGACGAAGAGCTTTCCGATGGAAAAGAGATCGACAGGCAGGAACGAGCCTATGAAAAGGCAGAGCGCGATGGAATGCGCACAGACTTCCCGTCGATCCCTGCGGAGTGGAAAACGAAGCTCGAGCGTGCACGGGCAGCGGCAACGAACAACATCAAGCCGTCCGGCTTCGACAGCTACGATGCCTATCTCGATGCGCTGGACAAGCAGCGCGCGGCGGATCGGGCCGAGCGGCTGCGCGTCAAGAGCCGGGACGAATTCAAGGGCACAAAAGCACTCGACGAGTTGGGTGTGAAAATCGCGAACAGCGCAGGCATCTACCACAACGCAGAACAACTCATTGCCAACGACAAGGCGGCAAAAAGCATTCAGAACGCAACGAAGCGCGCCGAGCAGCGCTTGGGCGCGACGCGGCAGGAAAAGACCATCGCGCGAGACATTGCAAACGGCGAGCGCTCGATGGCAGATATCCCTCGCAGCGCGAAAAAGTCGCGCGTGCTCGAGCTCGTGGACTATTACACGGCACAAAAGGCGACGAAGACGGGGCTTTTGCAGCAGCAGCGCATCGAGATCAATGACGCACTGCGCGAGCAGGCGCGCGAGCTCATCGGAACAGAAGCGCCGGAGATCAACCGAAAGGGCCTGAGAAAGCTCTTCGACCCGAGTAAAGGCCTTGTGCTTTACCATCGCACGCCGCAGCGCATTATGCGTGCTCTCTTTGGCTGGAAGCAGGGCCAGCAGATCAACGAGGCTGTTTTCGAGCCGGTCTACGAGAACGAGCAGGAGCGCAAGCGCTTCATCAACCGCATGTTTGACGAGGTTCGAACCTTTGAAGGCGCGGACGGCAAGAAAAGCGCACTGAACAAGGACGAGAGCGCCTTTGCGCAGAGATTGAAAGAGGGACGAACCGTCGAGGAGCTGGTTGAAAAGTCCGGCGCGGCGGAAAGCATCAGAGCGGCGGCGGAAAACCTGAAAAATGGCGCAGAGATGAAAGATGCCGCGCGGGAATTCAGCCTCGACAAAGGTTCGCGCAATCTGGCGCGGCAGTATGCCGACTGGCTGCAAACGCAGGATGACTACGCGGCGGCAAAGAACGTCGACCGCACGAAGGTCGAGAACGCGATCGAGAAATACACAGAGATCTATGACAAACTCTATGCCGCGATCAACGACTTCCTTGTAGCGCACGGATACGAGCCCATCGGCTTTATCAAAGGCTACGCGCCGCACTTCCAGACGAGCGAGGCAAACGGAAAGCTCGAGAGCGCACTCAAGGCAATCGGCGTCGACCTCGGCTCCGGCGTGGGCAAACTGCCGACGAGCATCGCAGGTCTGACGAAATCCTTCAAGCCGAACAAGCGGTACAATCCGTTCTTCCAGCACCGCAGAGGCGATGAGACGGACTACGATATCGTCAAGGGCTTCGAGACATACGTGGACTATGCGAGCGACGTGCTGTATCACACGGACGACATCATGCGCGTGCGTCAGATGGCAAACTACCTGAGGTCGACATTCGCACCGGAAGAGATGAAGGCGGACATCGACCAAATGGAGGCCATGCGTTACGCTCCGGCGGATGTGAAGGAAGAATACTTGCGCGATAAAAAGAAGATCACGGGTGATACCTTCCTGAGCTATGAGGACCTGACAAACCTGATGGAACAGTATACGGACGAGAAGTACCGCAGCATCGAGGACGCGACCGAATTCAGCGACCTTGTTTCGTGGATGGATGACTACGCGAACAAGCTCGCGGGCAAGCAACTCTTCGAGGACCGCGCAATGGAGCGCGAAGTCGGGCGCGAAGCGCTGAACGGCGCGAAGAAGCTCAACCGCATGTTCGCCCGCGCGAACGTGGCAGGAAACCTCTCGTCGGCACTGAACCAGACGGCACAGCTGCCGATGATCGCAACCGAGCTCGGACAGAAGTACACATGGCGCGCCGTGGGCGATATCCTGAACGGAAAGACGACCGGCATGAGCGCATTCCGCGGCGAGAGCGACTTCCTGACGGAAAAGAGCGGCATTGACTACATCCAGAGCACCAAGGGCGAAAAAGCGCTGGAAAAACTATTTAGTCCGCTGGAAAAGGTCGATACCCTCGTCAGCACGATCGCTGTGCGCGGCAAGTACCGTATGGAGTTAGACGCCGGAAAGAGCCCGAAGGAGGCGATGAAAGCGGCGGACCGCTGGGCGCGCGATATCATGGGTACACGCTCAAAAGGCTCAGTGCCGCTGACGTTCCAGTCGAAAAACCTTATCGCACAAATGCTGAATATGTTCCAGGTCGAGGCAGCGAATACCCTCGAGCACGTCACTCAGGACCGGCTCGGCCCCGGCTTCAAGGAAATGGCCGCGAAAATCGGCAAGGATAAGGCCATTAAAAAACTCGCAAGCGACGCCATTGCCTATATGCTGCTCGCTTTCCTGCTCAACCGACTGGACGAGGACGCCTACGGCGGAACGCCTGCGCCGTTCGATGTCCTCGGCATGGGGTTGAACGCCGTCGCGTCCGGCAATGGACTGACATCAAGCGACATGCTCAAGATGATCGCCGATGACGTAACCGAAAACATCTTTGGCGAGCGCCTTTTCGACACCGATCCGAATGACATGAACGACGAGTTTGACGGCTGGTCGGCGGCGGAAGATACGCTATACAACATCAGCAACGATGTACCGTATGTGCGCAACGTGGCGGGCCTGATGGGATGGGGCGACCAGACGTTGCCGATGCCCGACATCGTTGGCGCAGCGGGGAAGACGAAAGACGCACTCAAGAACGCAGATAGTGCGGGCGAATTTTGGGCAGAGGTCGCGAAGCAGCTCGTGGGACTCGCGGGCGACACGCTTCCGGGCGGCCGACAGGCCGAGAAAACCGCGCAGGGCATTGAAGCCGTTGCACGCGGCGGGTCCTACAAGGGGAGCGGTGACAAGAAGCAACTGCAATATCCGGTAAATTCGCTGCTGGAAGATCCGTTCGAAGCCTTGCGCGCGGCGCTCTTCGGTAAGAACGCGCTGAACGAATCGCGTGTATATTGGGCAGAAGGCGGAAAGGCACTGAGCGCATCGCAGACAGCGCTCTATCAGGAACTCGTCGACAGCGGCATGAGCCGCAAGAAAGCATACGAGACCATCAGAGACTTCAACGACGCGACGGCCGATCTGGAAGCCGACAAGGACGAGAACGGCAATCCCGTCAGCGGAAGCAAGAAAGAAAAGGTCGTCGAGGCGATCAATAAGCTGCCGCTGAGCCGGAAGCAGAAAAACTTGCTCTATCTCAGCAGAGGGTACAGCGAGAAGGATCTGAACAGCCTGCCGTGGAACTGAAAATGATGAAGGGCGGGGCCGTGAGGCCTCGCCCTTTTGTCCGAAAACGGCTACAACTGGCCGTAACTGGCCGTAACTGGCTGTAACTGGCAACAACTGGCAAAAGAAATGTTCGCAAAATGTTGACTTTTTGAAACAATCGCATATAATAACAGTACAGAGTGGGACCCATGGGCGACGCTCTGCTGACAAGAACAATACCCGGTCGCCAGTTCTTGCCGCCCCCAAAGAGGAAAACCTCTGCCTTAAGTGAGGAGCTAAAAAAGAGGAGTCGCCCTGCCTTAAGTGGGCCATTTTCTCGTTGCACGCTGCATGGAAGCGTGCAACCGCTGCTGCCGTGCGAAGCGATATTAGGAAAGGGTGTGATCGCGTGGCAACGAAGAGCATATTGAAGAGCATTCACGTCAAGGACAGAAAGCAGGCTGCTAAACTGGTTTCTGCGATGGAACGTGCAGAACGGCAACGCCCCATGCGGAAAACAGATTATAGCAGAATGGTCTCTGTGGCGAATAGAGATGAAGTGAAACTGCTTTTCGAGGAAAGAGAGAA